GCTGTGCCTTTTTGCTCTGTTCAGCTTCCAGGCTCTCGTCCAGTTCTTTCAGCTGTCCGCTCAGCACATTGTCTGCCTCAGCAGCTGCCGCTCTGGCATCTTTCAGTTTTTCCTGCAGGCTCTCAATCTGCTCTGTAAACTGTCTGTACTCTGTTGTGTCCTTATAGTCCGTTGTTGCAAGTACCGCTTTTTCAGCTGTTGCCAGGTTCTTCGCTGTTTCTGCTTTCTTCTCTTTCAGTTCCACCAGGCGAACGTCCAGGGCTTCAATTTCGTCCTGCTCTTTCTTAATCATTCCGCTGCTGCACTCTGTCATGCCGCGCTTGTTGATTGTTTCCAGGTTCTGTGCCTTGGCTGTATTGAAGTTTTCTTTTGCTTCCTCAATTTGCTCTGCCGGAAGCTGCTGGCCGCATGTCGGGCAAATCTCCGATCCGGTCCATTCCTTTTCATTTTCCTCATTCCACTCCGCCAGGAGCTGCTCTCTTCTGCGGTTCAGGCGCTGGATTTCGTTTTCATGCTCGCGCTTGTCCTGCTCGGTGTGCATGATATCCGTTTCAATGGTACTTGCCATATAGCGGAGGTTGCTGATCCGCTCGTAGGCTCCTTTGTTTGCCTCAGCTTCTGCTCTCGCATGTTTGGCCTCTCCGGCAGCTCTCTGGCTTTCCAGTTCCGCGATCTGCTGTCGGATGGTTGTTGTCGCTCCGGATTCTCTGGCAGCTCTCTGGCTTTCCAGTTCTCGGCGCTTCTCTTTAATCTCTGCCATGGTGTTGTCAATGGTCTGTGCATCCAGGCCCGTAACGTCCGGCTTTGCTTTCTCTGCCTCGTCAATACGCTGCGGGATGTCGCCCAGTTCTTTGTCTGTCAGGTTCTTCTCCTTTGCAGCAATGGCTCTGTATTCGTCCACGGTATAATAATTTTCTGCCTTGCCAGGCTTGCGGAGCATTTCCGGAAGTTCTCTCAACAGATCGCCCCGGCTCTCAATAACCTCATTAAAATCCGCATCCCCGCACACCTGTAACAGGATTTTGCGGCGGTCTGCTACTTTCATGTTTTCCAAAAAGTAGTTGTAAGAGGTCAGCATCTTTGCCAGTTCTTCATCATGGTAAATTTCCAGCAGATTCTTTTTAAACTGGGTTTCGCTTACCGGTACCCCGTCCATGCTGTAATCTGTTGTGTGTCCGGATAACACTGGCTGCGGGTTTCCTTTAATGGTCTTGTAAACTTCGTGGTAATCTTTTTTCAGTACCATTTCTGAACCGTCTGCCAGTTCCACGGTCATTTCCACGCTATGGTGCAGGTTATGGCTGCCGGTGGTTTTTGGTGTGTAGTTCTTTTCTGTGGTGCTCGGCTTGCCGTACATCAGCCAGGTAAAGGCATTGTATACGGTGCTCTTGCCGGTTCCGTTATCGCCATAGATCGCGCTACTTTCGCCCTGCGGGTCAATTTCCAGTTCTTTCACGCCCTGGAAGTTTTCCAGTCTCATTTTCAATATCTTCATGCCTTAGCTCCTTTCATGCTCTGCACGGTCGCTTTCATGTCCACCGCCATATTTTTCAGTTGTTCATGCAGCTTTTCAAATGTCTCCGACTCAATGCCTGTGAAGCTGATCCCGTCGCCCTCGTACACATCCGTAACAAAAAGCACGTTCCCAACAATCCGCTGGCCATGCTGGTCAACTCCGTACAAATAGCTGCCGATCAGGTTTACCTCATTGTCCTTGAGCAGTCCCTCCTCGTCGATCAACATGCTCACGCACTTGCTATTGCTTCTTTTTACGTGGTTACTGTGTCCCAGCTCGTTGTACAGTCTTACCGGCATAACGTGCTCGATCATGTCGCACCCGTTCCCGATCAGCTCATACAATGCTCGATTTTGTTCTCTCATGTTTCCCTGTGGAAAATCATGTACAGTAACTTCTAAATCTGTGCTAACCTTAATAATTTTGCTCATTTACGATTCCTTTCTCTCATGCTATAATAAGCACAAGCGGTTATTTGATAACTGCGGGTTTCATGCCTCGGACGCTTTGGTCGGTGTCACCGGGGCATTTTCTTTGCACAATTCCATAAAAGCAAGGCTAAAAATTTCCCAGCTCAACGCTGCCTTTGCCTCCTGGATCAGCTGCTCTCTGTAATATGGTTTGCGGCGTTCTCCGTTCGCATCCCCGTATCTGCCTATTATGTACTGCAGCTTTCTGTCTGCGCGTTCCTGCGCTTTCTGCTCAATACTCTCCTCCATTGTCCTCAATAGCTTCTGCCTCCTGTCTCGCTTCTCTCAGGCCAATTTCACGGCCCCACAAAAACATCATTGCCAGTGCTGGAAATACTAAAACCTCGCCGCCCAGGCCTCCAGTTCTGCTGTCCATCACTGCAAACACCATAAGCCCGATCTTTACCAGCGCGCCCCCGGTCAGTATCATTGCTCCCAGGTTAATGCCTGCCGCAATACATCTTTCCAGCTTTACGCGGCGCTTGATGGCTTCCTTTCTCGGTGCCAGCTTTTCCTCAACTACAAAGACCTCTGTTTCTCTGTGCATTACTGTCTTTCTTGTCATGTTGCTCCTCCTTATACGTCCAGCAGCGTTTTCTGCTCCGGTTCCTCGGCTTCTGTTCTCTGTGCTGCCTTTCCGATGATCGTCTTGGCTCTGTCCTTAAATGCCTCAATCTCTTCCAGTGGTACGTTTACCGCTGTGACCATTCCCTGGCTTGTGTTGTCCGGGCTTACCACTGCAATGTCCACAATGTCGCCAACCTCAACCGGTGCCGGTGTGTAAAATGTGTACTCTCTTCCGGATGGCTGTCCGGCTCTTAAATATTTGAGCTTAATTACGTTTGTTTTCTCCATCTTCCTTGCCTCCTGCTTTTCTGTATTTCATAAATGCCTGCCAGTCGTCGCTTAATACCAGCGCCGCGGCCTCGCATATAATGACATGTTTTACAAGTTCCAGGTTGTCCAGCTGTGCGTTCTCAGCTCCTGCAAATCCCTTTTTCTTTGTGTACCCGATCAGGGTATCAACTGCCTGCTTCAAGGCTTCCGGGTTGCTTTCCTGGTGTTCTAAAAACTTCCATGTGTTATCTGCCATCAATACATCCTTTCTTCCAGGTACCTCCTGGATACTCGGCCGGCTGTTACAATCTTGCCTTTTGCTTCCAGCTCTTTATTTAGCTGTCGCATAATCTTGTATGCGTGGCTTTCTGATATATCCAGCATGGCTGCCACGTCTGCCACTCTCAAAAACTTAGGTGGTTCTTTTGTAGCTGCTGCCGTTCTTCCCATGCTCCTGCACCTCTTTTCTTAATCCGGATACCCTTTGCGGGCTTCAATCTTTTCTATGGCGGCCAGCATTTCATCAACCTTTTGCCGGGCTTCTGTAAACCGTCTTTTTATTTCCGGTACCATTTCAAGCTCCTCCGGTGTTATTACCCCGTCCTCAACAATCTCTGCAAATTCTGTGAGGGCGTCTTGCATGTCGTCCATGTGTCTCCTCATTCGGAGCACGCATCTTTCTGGCGGCATGTCGCTGATCTCTGCGATTCTGTCTTTTCCTAACGGACACTCATTAGCACAATACCAGGCTCTCAATTCCGGCTCTGCGTATGCGTCAGCCATAAGTGCCACAACCGTGTTTGGGGTTTTTGTTATGTCCAGCTCGTACTTTTTCAGGCTGTCCTCTGTAACCCCTGGCAAGTAGTCAACAGCTCCGGCTCTCGTCAAGAGCTTTTCGTTGTACTTTGCCGCTTTCAGTCGTGCCTGGCAGTACCTGTTGCCCGCCGCTTTTGTTACTCGGCTTTGCATTTATTTTTTTCCTCCATGTGGCAAAATATAATTGTAAAATAACCTATCTTTCCATTTTGGAAGATTTCTCTTTAAAAAAAAGCACTTCGACAGGCAGTTTAAAAAATTCTGCCAGCGCCTTTGCTTCCTCTAAGGAAAATTTAAGGTCGCCGAGTTCCTTTTTACAGTAGCAAGCCTCCTGAACGCCTATAACGTCGGCACATTCCTTTAAACGGATACCGCGTTCGGTTCGTATCTTGCGTAAATCTTCGTACATCTGCTTCACTCCTTTCTTCCATTTTGGAAACTTTATGGTTATAATATATCTTCTATTTTGGAAAAAGTCAATAGTCAATTTTCTATTTCAGAAAATAATGTTAATGTGGTTACTTTCCACCGTGGAAAGTGATATAATCCAACCAGAAAGGAGGGGTCTACTATCAATAACATCAAAGTTTTACGACAAGAGCGCGGTTGGACTCAGGCTGAATTAGGTCAGCGCCTTAAAGTAAAAGATTCAGCAATTTCCAAATATGAAAACGGCTCCTTGCAGCTATCCGGCGATCTACTTGTTCAGCTGGCGGATATCTTTGGGGTTTCTACTGACTACATCTTAGG